CCCATATAGTCTGTTTCAGACAATAATGAATTTCTTTGACTTCTTAGTTCAGCCAACTCTCTATCAGCTTTTCCATCATTCCATGCTTTTTCTTCAGCATCTTTTGCTTTCTCTTCTTTCGCTGTGAATTTTATTCTTTGACCATCTAGTAATTTATATCTTGCCATTATTTTATCCCAAATAATTTATATTGAATTCTAGTTATATTTCCATTTGCAGGAAAATATTTAATAGCACTTGCTCTAGCTAAATTATTAGCTTCAACAGTATGACAACCTCCACCAACCCATGAGCCAGAACCACCATCTTTAGATTGAGTAGTTTGAAAATTCATTACGTTAGCTACATCTGTTCTTCCATAATTATTTAAATATATTTGATGACCAAAATATTTAGTAAGTCCTGAACTATGCATAAGAATCATAAAAGCATAAGCAGAGTTAGCATTTACTTGATTATTTGTCTGATCTAATAATTTACTTTGAGTTGTATAATCACTTGTATCAAAAGAACTTTGACCCTCTCTTTTATGTTGAAGACACCAATTTGATGAAATACTGTGATCCCCTAAAGCTGTTAATTCTAAATAATAACTATCATAGCCAGTTGGTAATGTTATTTCAGTACTTGTTACAGTTGAAGCTGAATAAACATTTGCAATTAAATCATATCCAGTACCACTAACAGTACCAGTAAAAGCAAAGGTATCTGCTAAGTTCATTGATTCTGCTTGTATCTTACTTAGTGCCATAATCTATCCTATACTGCATATACTTTTAATTTAGTTATTTGTAAATCAACATTAGCATACTGCCCACCATAAGCTGAAAAGTAAAAGTACCAACCAGTAGTGCCATCTGCTATTGCACTATCAATAGTAAAGGTTGAAGTAGCACCTGCAGATGCTGAAGTGTGCTGTATACCTGCAGTATAATTACTTGCAGCATTATTATATGAACTCATATTAGGTGGTGTTGAAGATATGTAAAGTCTATCTGCACCAGTCATACTTCTATAGTAAACATCAACTCGATTATATCCTGCAGGTATAACAACACCATTTGTTGTTCTTATGCCATAACCAATTCCATAACCAGTTTGTGCAGTACCTGATATTCTTACTCTAATTCTATCAGAATTTACATCAGCTTGTCCACTTGAGTTATGGTTAGCATTACTTGCAGTCCAACCACCAGTATTAGAAGTTACATCACCACTACCACCAAAGTCATCACTATCAAAAAGAACAATATCAGGAGCACCTATGTTAAGATTAGTGCCATGAATAAATTCACTACCATTTGGATTTCTAAATACAACTTTATAATCTGTTGCTACTGCAGGAAAAGTACCAGTTGTAGCAAAACTTGTGCTTTGATCGCTTGTATGTGTAAATGTTGTAGAAACTTCTGAGTTATCAGAAACCTTACGAAGTTTAACAGAAGAATTTGAATCCATATACTGACCAGTTAATGTAACACTTTGACCACTTTGTAATCCAGTTAAACCAGTAGGTGTAAAAGAATCTACGATAGCTTGTTTTGTTATACCACTTTGTAATTTAGCACTTGATACTGCGCCATCAGCTATTTTTGCTGAACTTATACTGCCATCAGGAGGTACAGTTGTTTGTAATGCTCTTGCTAAATAAACAATATAAATATCGTCTGAGTTAGATACAGTACCAGTTAGTGTTACTACTGTGCCATTGACAGTATAAGCTTCTGTAGGCTCTTGTCTTACATTGTTAATATATAATGCAATGTCATTAGCATTAGCTACTGCATGAGTAAGTGTAAGACTTGTACCACTTGCACCAGTTAAGTCTTGCTTTAAAAGACTTGTAAATGCTGTGTCTGCTTTATTTCCTATATATGCCATTATGTACTAATTGAATCCACTCTTGATACCCACACATCTAAACTAGATGCTGCACTTGATTGAAAAAACATTCTATCTCCATTTTGCACTACCATTTTGGCTCCACCATCTAAAAGTTGTAGAGAACTTCCAGCTGGTATAGGTGCATCTTTAATTATATAATGTACATTAGATATAGCTATAGAGTTTCCTTTACCACTATGATTAGTACAATAATAGAATAATGTTGAAGGAGTGCTATCAGTTACTTCTAATGTAATCTTTGCATTTGCCTGACCTTGTGTACCAGTTGCAGTAACGCCAGTAGTAAACCCTGAGCTATTTGCTCCATCAGCTTCTGTAGCAAAGGCAAACACATGATTGCCTGCTGATATAGTATTACTAGATACATCAAATGTATAAGTAAACCCACGATATAATGTAATAGCTGGTTTTGTCTGACCATCTAAAACAAAATTACCACCACCATCTACTGTTACAGTAAATGCAAAATCTGATCCATAAGACAATATACTTGATGTCATAAAACATGATGCAGTTATAGAATTAGCAGATATATTTGCCATATTAATACCTATAATCGTATCGTCTGAGTTAAAATCTTGCCCACTTGGTATATCATCAGGTGTTGTACCTACACCAGTTAATATATCTCTTTCAAAATCTTGTGCCATAATATACTCCTATAACGCTACAGCCATTGCTGTTGCAAATCCTTTCGTTGAAAATGATGATGTGTCAACTGCTTCTATATTAACCCATGCATTAGTATTTCCATTATAAAATTTAAGTACATTAGATGTAGTATTGTAATATAAATCTCCTGCACTTACTGAACCTCCTGAAGGATCAGATGATAATGCACCTTGGTACACATTAGAAAATGATGTCGAACTACTTTCTGCTTGTTGTGCATAATACTTTGCAGAATATAATGTACCATCTACAGTACCAGAAGTATAAGTAGCCCAGTCTTTTGCAGAATGTTTACCAGTATTTTGACCTCTATCTATTGCACCGACTGCATAACCTTTAGCTGAATACTCATCACCAGTATTAACATGAGTAGTTGCACTTGGGTTAGAGCCACCACCTAAAGCCCATTCTCTAGCAGAGCCAGTCACATCAGTAACACCAGTACCACCAACAGCTTGTGCTTTAGCAGAAAAGTCTGATGTATTTGGGACAACACCATCAATTTTAGTTGCGTAGTTTTGTGCTAAAGTTGCATTGTCAGATGCATTATTAATTGCTGTAAGATTATTAGCTACTGTCGTAACATTACCAGCTATACCAGCAACATCACTAATAGCAGTATTTATACCAGCTACTGTATTAATATTAGTGTTATTACCAGCAACTGTCTGTACTTGTGAACTAATGCCAGCTACTGTGCTAATAGATGATGATATAGAAGCTACTGTAGCTGTATCTGATACATTTGGCCCAGCTTCTGCCACACCTGTTGTTGCATTAAATGCTAAGTATTTACCTTTTCTAATATCTTTTGTTGGTAATGTGATAGAAGCTAAATCGTCAGAATCTGGTAATGTTAATGCTCTATCATTGGCATTTTCAACTTGTTGCATTACTGCATATATTTTATCTAATTCTGTATTAAGTGATGATATATTAAATGGTCCTGATGTTGCGAAATCAGAAGTTCTAGCTATTGGAGTATCTCTAAATATTGTATAAGTAAAAGTATTATTATTTGTGTCACCTAGAGTAATACTGCCACCAGAGAAGCCATCATCAACTGCAACACCTGATACTGCAAAAGTGCCAGAGCCAGTTCCTCTGGAAAGGACAGTATCAACACCAGCTGATGTGGTTCTTATTACTTTAATGTCATCTAATTCGAAAAAAGGAAAGTCAATTGTCAAAGGTGTAACATTGGCTGTTACAGCTTGAGTATATTGTATTCGAGCATCATTATCTGCAATTGATATCGTAGCCATACTTATTTATCCCTTACTTTCATACTTTTGTTAATTCACAATGCATTATCACTTGGTTTAAATATTCCGTCTAATACTGGATCAAGATAGAACAAGTTACCTCCTGGCAATACAAATCTTGCACTATCAAGTGTCTTTTGATCTGCACTAAAAGTTGCTAAATCAGTTCCTACAGAACCTAATGTTGCAATGTTACCTCCAGCTGGCCCAAATAATGCACCAGCTTTTGCACCAAAAGGCATTGGTTTTTCTGTATCACTACCTAGTAAAGGTCTTAATCCAAGTTTATAATCTGACACTTTTTCCAATGTATTGTTTACATCTGTAAACCATCCTAATGCACCACTTCTATCAACTGCATCTATAACAACATCATTGATAGTATCTCTACTATCATCAATGCCATATTGTGCTTTTTTAATCTCATTTACAACTAAGGATAACCCAACAAGCCATGTAAGACCTTGCCAAAATGCAGCGTCTTTTTCTTGTAAACCAGCTGTAAGCAATCTAACCATAGCACCTTGTCCGTAACTTTTGAACTGAGTCATAAGAGAACCAAACTCTGTTGATGTCCATAATGCTCTGTCACCAGCTCCAGGTGTTATAATTGTTCTTTCTACAGTTTGGTTTAATGCATTTCTAAATGTTTTTCTTGCAGTAGCATCTGTCCAAAAATCTGTATTTGGCATAAACTCACCATCTACTCTTTGGCCATGTTGTCTTATCTGTAAAGCCATTCTACTATGCATCTGCTGATCTATACCATTTGATAAGAACTTTTCTTGATCTCTTCTTGTCAGACTAGCCCAAGGTTTCATAATCTGATCTGTCATACGAAGCATTGTCGTTGTACCAGCAAA